TATTATCACAGCTGAGCCTACCATAGGAGTGAGATGCCGTACTATGAGGAACTTTTCCGGAACCGAGTCGAGAATGGTGCTATAATCGATTATGATTATAATACTGGACTCCCTATCGGTACAACGGAAGTGTCCCGTGTGCTGGATCAAGTGCGTAGCACTTCCTTCAGAACACGTCCACACCGTAATGCAGCTACCTCGAAAGAGGTGGCTGATAGCAGTGTGGACCCGTACGCCTGGTTCTTGGCTGTACCAACAGCCAAGCGCTACGAAGAGGAAATCTCGAAGAGAAACCTCAAGAGCGAATGGGAACCTGACCGTGGTCATGCGTTCTCATTAAGCAGGTCTACCATTTCTGGCACCAGGCCGACGTTCGACTACCTTTACAGTGGTCGTAGATTGAATCACTATGATGGTGTTTTAATCAATGACGCCGGCAATGTCGTCCATAATGGAACGATATTTTCTGGCCCAACGTATACGCCACAAGCGGCTGCGTTTGGACAGACTGGCTACGGGAAAGTAGCATCTCGGATGGTGATGTTCGACGCTGCACAATTCCTTGGAGAGCTCCGCGAGGGGCTCCCTCGTCTTTCGTCCGAAGCCCTAAAGGGTGGACTTAAGACATTGAAGGGTGCAGGTTCGGACTATCTGAATGTTCAATTCGGGTGGCTTCCACTCGTCAAGGACATTCAGAACGCGGTGGGTGCCTTGATAAAGGCTACCCAAGCATTTGATTCCAGAGGCTGGAATCGCCGCGTTCACCGTTCGTACGGGGTGCGACCCATTACTAATGCTGGATCATCGGAAAAGCTAACCACTGTTCCGAGCGTCCGTGCATTGCTCAGTAATGGGGCTAGTCTTTCCACAACGCTGAATGGACTGTACTGCGACTATCATGTCGATCAGACATCATCCATCCAAAGGTGGTTTGAGGGCGAATTTACTTCGTTCCTCCCATTGGGGTTTGACCCCAATGACTACCTTAGTAAGGCAAAACTCTTGATCAATCTCGAGTTGAACCCTACTGTTTTGTGGGAGCTCACACCCTGGTCCTGGCTTGTCGATTGGTATCTCAAAATTGGAGATGCTATCGCCGGTGCGCAAGCAACAGCGAACGACAGGCTGATCATGCACTATGGTTATTCGATGGAGCATGCCGTATTTACGACCTCTGTTCTCACCGATAACCTGCGACCGCGTCCTGGATTCGAAGCTAACGTCTACCCGGGTCTTCCTTCGAAGATCCGTCATTTTCGTTCCGACGAGTTCAAAACGCGCGTCCGTGCAAATCCCTATGGTTTCCAGGCGGTATCGGCTGGGCAGCTAAGTGCTTCCCAAGTTGGTATCTTGAGTGCACTCGGCCTCTCACAAGGAGTCCGCGTGAAATAGTCGAACTGACCGACTTAAACGTCAGAAACTATCCCATTGCAGTACAACCTAGGAGAACCCATGCTTTCCGATCCTCAGACCATTGGCTCTGCCACTCTTGCCCGGACCGGGCTTTCGAGTGACACAGGCGTCTTCCAGACGGCGGATGGGACTCAGTCCCTTCTCGTCCGTCAGACGCGTGCCAAGGATGGCACTACCCGCACCGTTATCTCGCTTCAGGACAACAAGATCGCTGCAGACCCCATCACGGCTGTGAACTCTCGAGTTCACGCCCTGGTGTCTGTTTCGGTCACTGCTCCCCCTGCTGGATACACGGTCGCTGACCTGCGTACGCTGTTCACGAACCTTTCTGGTGCGTTGAATGCGTCCACGGGTGCCATGCTGAACAAGACCCTCGCTGGTGAGAAGTAATTTCGTGGATCAGCTGATCCTCGTATTCGGTACCATTGGTACCGTGATCTTCATCACTATCGGGATTGTTGCGGCTTTCGCCGCCGGTTCTGTTCGGCGCTGACTGGAAACTATGGGCTGGATCAGATTCCTCTAGAAAGGGGAGAAGTGAAAAGCCTCGTAAGTCTCCACAACGCGGTGCTCGCAGATGCGGGTACCTTCTGCACAACTGATGTTCGTAAGGACCAGGAGACCCTGGTCCGACGAGCCGAAGACGAAGGTGATAGTCTTGTGACTATCACCCTGCCTCTGCTTGGCAAGGCCCTTGAACAAGGTCTTGCCACTAAGCAGTGGCCAGCTCACATGGTGTCGCCTAAATGGCAGCATCATGGAGGTCTCCCCGCTTTCATGCGAGGGTTCCTCAGCCGTGTCTTCGATGCAAAAACGGGTTATCTCCTCGATGACCCAGATGTTGAATGCATCTGGGCTGTCCGTCAGGTATGCTATCTGACGAACAAGGTCGAGCGCGAATGCTCCCCCGAAAGGGTAGCAAACGCGTTTGGCCAATTCGTGGAGACTGACGCAGAAATTGCGAACATCCTGGACTTGGTACCCCAGGATGAAAGGATGGTTCTTACAAGAACCTTCCGTCGCCTTTTCTCAGGGATTCTTGATGCGATTGAGCCACTCGTGGCCCAATACGATCTGATTCCCAAGCATGGTCCCGGTGCGGTGGCTGAAAAATTGAGGCCTCTCCAAAAGAGAGAATTCAACTATTGGCCAGAACGTCTTGAGACGGTCTTTCCTCACTGGCGCTATCAAGCGAATCTTCCAAAGTGGAAGATTGACTATGGCGTCCCCATTGAACAGGAACTACCCGTGAGGGTAATTGCTGTTCCGAAAACGCAAACAACACCTCGCATCATCGCTATCGAGCCTGCTGCCATGCAATATGCGCAGCAGGGTTTGAAGCGTGAGCTCTATAACCGCATTGGAGAGGACGTTCTTTCGAATTTCCTCGACTTTACGGATCAGAGCAGGAATCAGAGATTGGCCCACGAGGGCTCAGTCTTTGGTAACCTTGCGACACTCGACCTCTCTGAGGCGAGTGACCGTGTGGCGTTTCCGCTGGTCATGGAGCTGTTTGACTCCTGGCCGCATATCGCGGACTACATAAACGCAACGCGTAGTCGGATAGCGGACGTGCCTGGGTTCGGCACCATCGAGCTCAACAAGTTCGCTTCAATGGGATCAGCTCTCACATTTCCTGTGGAGGCTATGGTGTTTTTGGCCATCGCCTACATGGGAGTTGAGAGCTGGGCTCGAACTACCATCCCGGTCAATCAAATGATCGGGCGCATCAGCGTCTATGGGGACGATATCATCGTTCCCACGGATTCAGTTGACCACGTTATTCGCCTTCTGCACCTGTTCGGTGCGAAGGTGAATCGCACGAAATCCTTCTGGACTGGAAAGTTCAGGGAGTCGTGCGGGAAGGAATTTTATGACGGAAACGATGTTTCTGTTGTACGGTTCCGCCAGGATTTTCCCGAATCCCGTGGTGATGCAGCACGCATAGCAGCATTGGTCGACTTTAGGAACCGCGCTTTTTGCACGGGCCTTTGGAAGACAGTACGGTTGGTCGATGAAGAATTGGATAGCTTCATTAACCTTCCGCTCATCTCTGCTATCGCAGAACAGCACGAGCCGTGTGGCTTTCTCGGTCGTCAGACCGTGACGCCCTTCCTACCCCGGAAAGTCAGGTACAACTCTGACTATCAGGTGTGGGAGCAGCTTGTCCCGTATCTTCACGGGATCTCCAAAGAGTATGTACTCGATGGAGACGCTGGTTTGCTAGAATGGTTCCATGTCGCGCTTCACCAGCGTGATCTTGTGGATCGTTATGCGAGCGAAGAACGTCCTACGTCGTTTGCAATCAAACGTAGGTGGACAGAGATCTAATCTTAGATCTCTGTTGGCTATTCTAGCCTGAGGGAAGTCTGGA